GGCGAATGGAGTCAGAATTGCACAAAAAATCCATGCGGATTAAAATACAATTACCAAACTGAACAAGCACAACAATGGGCAGGTTGGAAGACGGCACTAAAACCAGCACACGAACCTATAGCAATGGCAAGAAAACCCTTTAAAGGTAGTGCTATAGACAATGTGCTTGAACACGGTGTTGGTGCTCTTAATATTGATGCAACACGCATAGCAACAGATGAACTGATTAACTGTAATGCAGGATCATCAACAACACATCAAGGCATTAATAGTGAAAATAATGTAGGTGGTCCTGGCACAGGTAATAAAATAAAATCAGGACAACCTAAATGGCAACAAGCAGAAAATGGTAGATACCCCTCTAATGTCATAGGTGAAGTACCTGAGTATCAGAAATACTTCGCAAACCCGCAAGATAAAGCAGATCACGAACCTATAGCAATGGCAAGAAAACCGTTTAAGGGCAGTTGCATAGACAACGTTCTAGAAAACGGTGTTGGCGCACTCAACATTGACGCTACTCGCATAGATTTCAATGGTGATAAACCAACCTACTGGGCAGCATCAAATACCTATCAAAAAACCCAGCAGATGAATGACACTGGCGAATACAAAAAGAATGTGTGTTATGGGCAAGTTGAAAACCCAAATACAGGACGCTTCCCCAGCAATGTCATAGGTGAAGTTGAAGATTATCAAAAGTATTTCTACTGTCCTAAAGTATCACGCAAAGAAAGACATATTGGGTTTGAACAAAAAAATATTCCAGGGATAGGTGGTGGCAATCAAATGGCACATCTACCAGGAGACAAAAACAGCAAACTAAAAGCAGTTGAAAAAGCATCAGCAGGAGTAGGCAACAATCATCCTACAGTAAAGCCAGTTGCACTTATGCGTTATCTAATTAAATTAGTAACACCGCCTAACTCAATAGTGCTCGATCCTTTCTCAGGTAGCGGATCAACAGGTATGGCAGCAGTTGAACTAGGACACGAATTTATCGGTTGCGAATTAGATCCAGCTTATGTAGACATTGCTAACTGTCGTATTGAAACCTGGAACGACAGCGGTTTACCTAAAGATCTGTTTGATGTATAAAAAATACCCCCTGCAGCATCACGCTTGCAGAGGGCATCTTCCTTAAAACTAATCTTCTAATAATCACAAGTATATATGCATAAAAATGGTTGACTCCGTGCAAATATGATGTTATATTAGTTGTATAGCATAGTTAATTATTCCTTCTGTTTAATTAACTCCTTTTAAATATCGTAGCTACTAGAGCCAGTTATAGTTCCCCTATACTGGCTCTTTTTTTGGGCTATATTTATACTTTGGTATAAATACAGTATGAGATATAAATATGTAACAAATGCAATACCTAAAAGACTTAGACGTAGAAACAGACCAACTACTCCGGAAAAATGGATAACAGGTCCTGATCCTTTACGCCGTGAAAAATATTATGCTTGGATGAAACACAAAGCACAAGCCAAGTATAGAAAAGAAGAATATCATCTAACATTTAACGAGTGGGAAACACTGTGGACAGATGAATTGTTTGAACAGCGTGGACGTCAAAGATTTAGTTTATGCCTAAGCAGACTAAGTGAATCAGCTTGGTGCGTTGAAAACGTAGAAGTAATGACACGTGACAAACATCTAAAGCGTAATGCTGAATTTAGAAAATGAAACTGTCAATACCTCAGCGTACAATAGCTGATGATCCTGCTCGATTTAAGGTAGTTGTAGCTGGTCGACGCTTTGGCAAAACATACTTGTCAATGCGTGAAATATGCTATCGTGCTAGAATGCCTAACCAAGAAATATTCTACATTACTAGCAGTTACCGTGCTGCTAAAATGATCTTGTGGAAGCCTCTTAAACACAAGCTGTTAGATCTAAAATGGGTAAAGAAGATTAACGAAAGTGAACTTAGTATACTACTCAAGAACAACTCTACAATTAGTCTTAAAGGCTCAGAAGACCCAGACAAATTGCGTGGGGTTAGTTTAAGTTATGCAGTAATAGACGAAGCCGGCGAATGTAAACTAGATATACTATGGGGTGAGATAGTACGACCCGCACTGGCTGACCAGCAAGGCGGCGCATTGTTTATCGGCACACCTAAAGGTAAAAGCAATCCTTTCTATGACCTGTACACACAAGCAAAGACAACTAAAACTTGGACTGCACATCAATATACAACAGCTGACGGCGGCTTTGTTACACAAGAAGAAATAGAAGCTGCTAAACAAGATATGAGTCAAAAGCAGTTTAATCAAGAGTTTCTAGCAACGTTTGAATCCTACGAAAACCGTGTTGCTTGGGCGTTTAACAGGGATAAAAACGTTAAACAAGCACCAGATCTACCTACAGATATGTTGCATATAGGCGTTGACTTTAACCGTAATCCTATCACAGCAACAGTGGGCATACAAGCAGGTGCTACTATGTGGATTGTAGATGAAGTAGTTATATACTCATCAAACACAGACGAGTTGTGTGACGAAATAAAGAATAGATACCCTAAGTCAAAGATTATAGTATACCCTGACCCTAGTGGCAACAGACAACAAACATCTAGCAGTGGTAAGAGTGATCACGCTATACTTGCTAACGCAGGATTTATTGTAAAAGCACCACGCAAACACGATCCAGTCAAGGATAGAATAAACGCTATCAATGCTCGTTTCTGTACTGCTAGCGGCGAAAGACACCTGTATATTGCACCCACTGCTAAATACACTATAGAAAGTTTAGAAAAGTATACTTACAAACCAGGGACACAAATACCAGATAAAGACAAGTATGACCACGTGTTTGACGCACTAAGTTATTCAATTGCTTATCTTTATCCGATAAAAAGAACAATAACTCCACAACCGCAACAGCGATGGACAGTGAGGTAAAGGATAAAAATGGACGCATCAAATATAACCGAACAAGAAATTAGCGCAGTACTAGGCGCAAATGAAATATACACTGCATATAGAGAACAATGGCAGTACTTGCTAGAGTCTTATATGGGCGGTGAAGAATATCGCAATGCAGGACATCTAATACGTTATCAACTAGAATCAGCTGGCGAATATTCAAACAGATTAGCAACTACACCACTAGAAAATCACTGTAAGAGTGTTATAAGTGTGTACACAAGTTTCTTATTTAGAACACCCCCAGAAAGAGACTTAGGTAGATTAGAAACACTACCAATTATGGAAGACTTTATGCGTGACGCTGACCACGATATGCGTTCAATGAATCAATTTATGAAAGAATGTTCGATATGGTCAAGCGTATTCGGCCACGTATGGTGCATAGTTGCTAAACCAGATGTAGGTGCAATTACACAAGCAGACGAAGTAGAAGCAGGTGCAAGACCATATCTAAATATGATAACACCACTAGCTGTTACAGACTGGAACTGGACAAGAACACTAACAGGCAAGTATAAACTAGACTACCTAAAATACCTAGAAGATATTAATGGTGATATACGCATTGTAAAAGAATGGACACCAGAATTTATTGTAACTAGTACAGTTGATGCACAAAACAATAAAATGTTAGACAGATACGTTGAAGAAAATGGCCTAGGTTATATTCCTGCGGTATGCGTGTACAACAGTAGAAGCGTTGTAAGAGGCATAGGTATATCAGACATTGCTGACATTGCTGATGCACAGAAAATGATATACAATGCAACATCAGAAGCAGTAGAGTCAATCAAACTTGACACACACCCAAGCCTAGTAACTACACCAGAAGTAAACGTAGGCACAGGTGCAGGTAGCCTTATACATATGCCAGACAACTTAGATCCAGGCTTAAAACCATATGCACTAGAGTTTAGTAGTGCTAACATAGAATCAATATACAAGTCAATAGATCACACTATTGAAAGTATTGACAAAATGGCTAACACAGGCGCTGTTAGAGCAACCGAAAGCAGAACAATGTCAGGTGTTGCAATGGAAACAGAATTCCAGTTGCTAAACGCTAAGTTAAGTGAAAAAGCTGATCAAATGGAACTTGCAGAAGATTCAATTTGGAAGATATTCGCTGATTATTATGACTTAGACTGGGATGGCACAATTGATTATCCAGGTAGCTTTAACATTAGAGACACAGGTGCAGAAATACAACAATTACGCACAGCTAAAGACACTGCAAGTGATCCAGCAGTAATACGTGAAATAGACCGTAGATTACTAAATTGGATGGGCGTAGAAGAAGATGCAGTTGAAATGTTTGAACCGCACGTAATGATATCACCAGAAGGTGTAAGAGTTATGGCTAAAACTTATGAAGAACACTTAGATTTAGCAGCACAAGGATACACACACGAATAATGGCACGTAAACCACTAAAATATCGCGGAGCAACTTGCTCAAAAGACTGTTCAGGTACTAAAGCAGGTTTCGCATATGGTATGAGTGGCGGACGTAAGCCTAATCGTAAAGCACCTAGCTTTAGTAGAGGGTTGCGCATAGCAGTAAAAGCTATGAAAGCAAGAACAAGAAGAAGGAAACGTAGATAATGGCTATGAAAAAAGGCAAGAAGAAAAAAGGAAGTCGTGGAGGCAGACGAGGTTAATTGGCAAGCATACTTCGAAAACACTAAAGAAGTATGTCCTTGGAGTTGGCGGGCGTGGCAAGCGGGGCAAATACACATACAGAATTGGCATAGCCAAGCAGTAGTATTAGGCAAATCAGAGGCACGGTTATACATCGCTCCTAAACATAAACCAAGGCAATTAAAAAAAATCGCCGACAGATTAAACCTTAAAAGACCAGATGAAGAATGGCTATGGAGTCATCCTAAATTTGGTTACTATTCAACACCTATTGCAGTGTTGATACAACAGGACAGACACAGGCTAGAAACTATCAGAAAGGCCCTAAATATAACTCCTTTACAATAGAGTTGATAAATAAAACTACACAACTCATAGGAGGAACGTTACGTGACGGATTTAAACACGGATACAGTAGAGACTGAGGCTGCTACAGAAAATGCTCAGGAAACCAGCAAAACATATACTCAAGAAGAGATGGACAGACATATAGCAGGAATGAAAAATTCTCTTGCAAGAAAGTATGAACGTCAATATTCAGAACTGGGTGACCTAGATGAACTACGTGGGCTTAAAGCTGCTGAAGAACAACGTCAGCAACAAGAAGCAATTAAGCGTGGTGAGTTTGAAAAAACTCTACAGGAACTTGCTGCAAAAAAGGATGCAGAAATACAAAAGCGTGATGCTATGATAACTGAATATAAAATTAATTCGCCGTTATTAGATAGTGCTGCTAAACATAAATCTGTTAATCCTAACCAAGTTAGAACTTTATTAGGTAATAGAGTCAAACTTAATGAAACAGGAGACGAAGTACAAGTGTTAGACGAGCAAGGCAATGTACGCTATGATGATGGTGGCAACTTGTTTACAGTAGACGGTTTAGTAAGTGAATTCTTAGAACAAAACCCACACTTTAAACAAGCTAGTGCAACCACAACGAATTCTAAGACCCAGCTGGGCAATGAATTAAAAGCAGAAAACTTTGACTTAGATAAACTTGATCTTAGTCGTCCTGAACATAGAAAAATGTATAAAGAGGCACGACAAAAGGGCCTTATATAAGCCAATCTAAGGAGAATTTAAAATGGCAAACTCAGCATACACAGGTGGATTTAACACTGACGCATTATTTGTTCCAGTAAAAGCCGCGACAGTATACGCTGCACACGAGAGCTCACTGTTCTTGGGTGGAGAACTTATCCCAACTGTAAACGCACCAAACGGTGTACTACAGGTTCCAGAATTAGCAGCAGTAACAGCTACTAAACTAACAGCAGAAGCAGCACCAGGCGTTGACCTAGATACAGTGCTTGCAGCTGACACAAAAAACACAATTCAAGCTAACCTATATGCAGCACGTTCAGTTGTACGTGACTTAGGTAACATTGACCCAACTGAAATCGGTCGTGTGCTTGGTAACGCAGTTGCAAAAGCATTTGACACAGATGTTGCTGCTGTACTAGAAACACTAACATCACAAGAAATTACATCAGGCAATTTAGACACTGATGAAATCTTTAGTGCTGTAGGTACAATCCGTGCAGCTGGTGAAACAGGACCACTAATGGGTGTTGTAAGTGCAAGCGCTTATGGTGCTCTAATGAGCTCTGTAGGTAGTAACGCATTCGGCGGTGGTGAATTCCAAAGCCAAGCAGTACGCTCAGGCTTCTTTGGTTCAATCGCAGGCGTAAACTGCTTTGTGTCATCATATCTAACTGGCGACAGCAAAATGGCTATCTTCGGTATGGATGCAATGCGTATTGCTATGCAGAAAAATGTTGACATTGAAATCGGTCGTCGTCCAGAAGCAGTTGGCTTTGACGTAGTTGCCAGCCTACACTCAGGTGTTGCAATGATCGACGCAACACGTGGTGTTCTAATTGAAGACGCAGCGTAATTAGTTAGGAGAATATTTAGATGGCATTTATTAGCGAGAGTGGGACGGTTATTAGCTTTGCAGAGTACAGTGATGTACTACGCAGAGATCAACGTCTCTTCGATAATAACGAAGGCCTAACTGATGATGTTGTAGAACAATCTCTTGAAAGAGCAACTGATAGAATTATTACTAAAATCCGCAATACAGAATGGTGGCAGAGCTATTTCTTACAGCAGGATGGAGGTAGTACTTCTATCAGAACTCGTGCAGATATACCGTCACCAACAATTAACAATATAATAGGACGTTCAGCAGACTTTACAGACTTATGTGTGTATCTTGCGCTGTCAGAATTTATATTGCCTAGTGTTGCTGACTTTGGTGTAGAAGACGATGCTGAAAGACAAAAAATGGGTTACTATTCAACTAAATTTGAAATGTTGTTTGAAGAACTTATTATTGCAGGAGATTGGTATGACTTTGATGGCGATGCAAATGTTGAATCGTCAGAGAAGGAGCCAGGTCAAATTAGGTTAAAGAGAATTAGATGAGAACAGAGATTATAGATTATATAAAAGGGTTAAAATTAGGATCCTACAAGATTACTGATGATATACCTCGTATAGAATCTGGAATTCCTCTGCATCTAAGAAATCCAAAGACCATATACTTAAATGTTAATGAATTTGATGAACAACCACTTATATCAACATTAGGTGGTTGTGACATACACACTTTTACAACATCGGTTACGCTTACTTTCGCAAACGATGCTAAAAGAATACCTAACAATTATGATGAACTAGTAGGTTTATTAATAAGAGCAAAAGATATCGATACTACTACCGGCTATAATAGTCGAGAAGCAACGGTAACTACTGCAATTGAAAATGATATGCTAGTGACTCAAATAGAATATGCTTACGTTAAAATTAGATAAAGGAAAACAAAATGGCTAATTATATATATCCAGCACCAGGGGTAACAGGCGTAGAGGCAACTCTAGCATTGGAAATCTATTCAGACGGAACCAATGACAGCCTGGCAATCCCAAGTTTACAGGACATCACTGTAAACGCTTCAAATGACGTGTTTACTTGGACACAATTAGATGAAGCAGCTAAAAAGCAGGTTGCTACTACAGCAACTAACTCAATCTCAATGAACTTAGTTCTTAACCAAGAAGTATTCTTCGGTGACGGAACAACAGGTACAGGCACAGCCTCACACCACGGTATCTTTGGAATGAGTACACGTAAAGATCTTGTTGAATTCTCGCTATACTTAGGTGACGAGTCAGACGCAGGAAATGGTAAAACTATATCAGGTACAGGATACATTACTGGACTAGCTCCAACTGTATCAGCAGATGCACCTGTATGGGTATCACCAATTACAATCACTGTTGACGGTGACTACACAGTCGCTTAAAGCGTGAGGGCAGCAATGAGAATAGGGGGTTTTGGCCCCCTATTCTTGTATGCAGCATAAATATTATTAGGAAGATTAATGGATTTAAATGATTACTCAGACAAAGACTTGCTTAAGAGTGCATTAGCAGAAGTAGCAAAGTCGGCAGCTGAATTAAAATCGGCAAGAAGTGATATAGACAAAGCACAATCTAGGCTAAAGTTTACATTGCTTGTTATTAACAGATTGATAGATCGAAAGGATT